TCGTTATTGATGTCGTCGAAAGTAAGCCACGTACTCGCCGTCGTGCTTATTACGTTGAAGTCTTTTACCAGTACGCCGGTAAGGTCTCTCGGGCTCTGCTTGGCTCGTTCTACCTTGCTTATAAGGTCGTCGAGCTTCTTAATATGACCGAGAGAGGGATTAGCTTTTTCCCACTTCATCGGGTCGAGCCATTCGTCTTTATTGTCGAGCTCGTAGAGTATCGGTAGAAAGTGGTCGTCGGCTATAGTGCCGTCACAGACACCGCAAGCGTATTTATACATATCGTCGAAAATACACTCTCTCACAGTACCGGCGGTCGTTATCATGACTAAGAGCGGTTGACGTCTGGCGCTCTGGCTCTGCTTCATTACCTCGTAAGTATTTCGGTCTTTGATACTGTGAAGCTCGTCTATAATTACCAGAGAGCTGTTAAGACCGTCGAGCGTATCGCTATTACGTCCGAGCGGTTGCATTTTAGAGAATGTAAGCGGAAAGTATAAGTCGCTCTTACGCTTCTTCGTTATCTCGGCGAGCTCTGAGCTCTGGCGTACCATATTACAGACTTCTTCGTAGATAATACGAGCTTGGTCTTTCTTACTGGCGACGCTATAGACTTCGGCGCCGCTCTCGCCGTCTGCTATGAGACAATAGAGAGCGATACCGGCTAAGAGTGTACTCTTACCGTTCTTACGAGCCACGTAGAGAAGCGTTTCTCGGTACTTCCTCTCTCTTGTGGTCTCATGGATAAAGCCGAAGAGCGCCGAGATAAAAGCTTTCTGGAAGAGCTCGAGCTTTACCGGCTGAGCCGCCCACTCGCCTTTAGAGTGACGACAAAAGCGCTCTATAAACGCTATCGGCTTTTCCGCTTTCTTCTGGTCGAAGATATAGCCGCCGGTCGGCTCGTGTATCTCTCGGCTGAGCTTCTCGTATTGCCGTCGTATACGCTTACCTACGATACACTTACCAGAGCGTATAGCGTCTAAGTACTGGTCGATATAATTACTCTGCATTTTCTTTTAAGAAGTCGTAGACGGCGTTACTCTTCTCGGCTTCGACGCTCTTACCCATTAAGTCGGTAAGCTGGCGGTACATAACACTATAGCGTTGTACGGTCGTATTATAGGCTTTAAGCGCCGGCGACTCTCTTAAAAAGTCTTGCTTACCTTGCTGGAAGTGCTCGACTTCGCCGGTCTCGCTGATCTGAGCCCGAAGACGCTCGAGCGTTGTCTCGATAAAAGTAAGCTCGGCTATCAGCTTCTCGCCGATATAGCGCTTATCTTCTGGTATTTTTCTTAAAATCTCGTCGAAAGACGTCTCTTTCTTCATGTCTTACACCTCGCACCCTCTCAGAGCCACGTAAACGGCTTTCTACGGCGTTTTAGCTCTTAGATGAAGATTTATATTACCTTGGTCGTAAAAGTCGCTCTACGGCTCTTCTACGAGCTCGTTTTTTCTGGGCTACCCTTGAAACCACAGAGAAGATCCCGAGCTCTCGCTACTACGTCGTCTATCTGGTCTCTCTGGGTCTGGTAGCTCTTAGTATCTACGCTCTCTTTCACCTCTACCACGTTACCGGCGTCGTCGAAGACCGTTATATCATGTCTGAGACCATGCTCGGCGTTGTGGCAATCAATACAGAGAGCTTCTAAGTTGTCTGGGTTAAGTGCTACCGTCGGGTCGTTCACGTTCTGAGCGTTAAGCCATTTCTTATGATGACAAATTACCGCCGGCTTGCCGCACCTCTCGCAGATATAGAGCTTCGAGCTCATGTACGCCGCCGAGACTCGTCGCCACTCTTTCGAGTTGTAGAAAGCCGTATTACCGTACTTACTCGGCATAGCTACGAGCTCTCACGCTCAGAGCCTTAAGAAGAGCGTTAATAGTCCTTGTGAGACTCTGGTCGTCTGCATGGTCGCTATAGTACCATTGAGTAAGTAGTAAGCCCTCTACGGTCTTTACGAGCGGCTCGGCTACTTGGTCGTCTTCACTTAAGCCGGTAGTCGTCTCGATATAGCTCGGTAGAGCGGCTACCAGAGCACTTATAAGCTCGTCGTTATTGCCCTCGTCTACGTGTAAGACGTTACAAGCTTCGGATAAAGTCATATTATTACCTCGCTTTCTATGAAAAGAGAGCCCGAGAGCCATATAACGAGCGTCTCGAGCCCTCTCTTACCCATATTATCGTATTACCGTCTTACTGGGCTTACGCCGTAGCCTTGCTCAGCTTAACGAAAGCTTCAGTAACGAGCGGCTTACAATCGGCGATAGCCATAGCTCTATAGTCTACGACGCCTTTCTTAAAGCTACTCTCTCGAGAGCTCTCGATAGTGATACCCTCGGGCATATTGTAGCCGAGATACTTCGAGAAGTTACCGAAGTAGACCACGTTATCGGCGATATTGTCGTCGATTACTACAGGGAAGCCGAGCACTTTACCGATAGACTCGTCTTTAGGGTCTGCGATAAAGATAGGTCTCTGAGCGGTATCAAGCATACCGTAGAAGACGTTATACAGGGTAGCGTTATTCATCGCCATTTTTGCGCCCTGTGTATACCCTCTCTTAAGAAGAGCTACCAGAGCTACGACGTCGGCGTACTTAATATCGGCGGTCTTAGCTACCTGTACATGGTTCTTACCAGTACCAGAGGTCGCCCACGTAATACCGGCTTCGAGTCCTGTACCCTGTGCGCTACCAGTACCGTTAATAAGAGCGTCGGCGATAGTCTCGAGTACGCAAGCTCTAAGCTCTTCGACGAGATAGCTCTCGAAAGCGTTAATACTCATCTTACGAGCTTTCTCAGAGATAGAGAAGACTTTCATAATCTCGTAGCCGTCGAAAGAGACCGCCGCTACGGTCACGTTCTCAGAGTCCACGCTCGCCGCTTCGGTATGCCATGCCGCTTTAGTGCTCGGCGTACCGATAGGGATAGAGATTTTAGTAGGCATATTAAACGCTCTACACTCACCCAGAAGACCGCCCATAGTGCGAGCTTTCTTAATAATCTCGTTGAGAGTCTGGGTAGGAAGTACCGCCGCCGAGTTGCTCGACGTATTGTAAGCGTCGTTTCTGGTCTCGATAGCGAGCTCGAAAGCCCTCTTCTCGACGTCGCTCAGCTTCTGCCCGAGCATAGTCTTAAAGAAAGCGGTACGATACTCTTCGGTATCGAGTACGGTCTCGGCGTCGAAGCTTCTCTTCTGGGGCTTCATGTCGCCGCCCTCGAAGAAAGAGAGAGTACGCTTAGCGTCGCTACGTGCTTCGGCGTTGTCTCTCGCTTCTTTGATACCCTTAAGCTCGATATTAAGAGCTTCTACGTCGGCGTCGGCGTTGCTATCAATCTCAGCACCGATAGCGGCGGCTCGCTTCTGCATATCCTCGACGCTCTGGGTACGGTAGTAATTAAAAGCTTCTGCTACTGTATTAAATTTCATGGTTAATTACCTCGTTTTCTTTCTCGAGCTCTGCTTCGAGCTCGTTAATATGGTCTTCGAGCGTTTTCTTCGGCTCTTCTGTGGTCTCTACGGCGTCTCTATCGGGTCTCGGTACAATGAAAGAGACCGTTAAGAAGTCGTAGCTACCTCGCCGGCTCTTACGCTCGCTCGTATTGAAAGAGACTACTTTAATATGCTTCTCGTCGGCGAGCTTCTGCACATCAGACGCAAAAGCGAAAGTATACTTAGCGTAGCCGGTCTTATTGCTCATACCTTAGTACCTCTCTTTCATAATCTGGTTGACGAGTATCTTAGCTTCTCTCTTCTTCTGCATGAGACCACAGAGAAAAGCCCGAGAGTCTCTACTCTCTGCCGAGACGTAGGTAGACTCGTAAGCCGGAAAAGCCGTAAGCGAGCACTCGTAGACTTTGGCTATCTTGCGTATAGTCCTCGTATTGCTCTTAGGGTCGTACTCGTCGCCGCCCTCTGGTACTGTGAAAGCGTAGCTAAGCCCTCTAAGGTCGCCACGTTGTACCGCTTCGTAAGCTTCTCTACCGGCTTCGGTATTAGGTAGCGTAGCTTCAAACGTAAGACCGTCTTCGTCGATACTGAGCTTCATAGTCTTAGGCGTGCGAGCGAGCGGTATCTTGCTCGTATCATGCCCGACTAAGAGCCGTACGTCGTGTAAGTCGGCTTCGTCGAGTGCGCCACGTTCGATAATTTCGATATAGCTACCGCCAATATCATTTATACGAGTCGGCGAGTCGTATACCACCGGTCGCCCACTCAAAATAAGAGCTTTTTCGCCGTCTGCCGTCGGCTTGTCTGCTCGTATTTCTGCTACTCTGATTTCTTTCAAGAGTGATTACCTCGCTTTCTTTGCAATCGCACCGCTCGCCCACGTCGAGAGTAGCGCCGCAAAACTCACAGATTTTATAATCGCTTCTCTTACTCATCGTCTGAGCCCTCTTTAAGCCGGTTATCGGGCTTCTTGCCGAGCTGATACTCGGTAGCGATACTCTGGTCTATCACGTTGAGAGCCTGTAGACGCTTGTCGCCGTCTTCGACGCTCGGTAAGTTGAGTATCTCGAGCGCTTGGTTAATCGTGAGAAGACCGTACGGCGCAAGCTGAGCGATAAGCGAGACTTTCGTCTTATTACTGGTAAACTGTAGCCGCCCAGACTCGAAGAGAATACTATTACCGAAAGCTTGCTCTCGGTCGTTAAAGACTTTGGCGGTAAACTCTTGAGAGAGAGCTATCGCTATCGGCTCGAGAGTCGACTCGTAGAAAGCGGCGTACTCGTCTTCTGTGTACGAGCTATTTACGATACTCTCAGTAAGCCCGAGATAGTTATATATCTTCGTCTTAATCTCTTTCGCTTGGTCTGCGTCGAGTATTACCGGCTTGTGGTCTATCGGCGTATAGCTCATTTTCTGGTCTGTAGCAATAACGCCGCCCTCGTTACCCATTTCGAGATAGTCTTTTACGAAAGCGTCTTTCTCTTCTTTGAGCTTCGTCGGGCTCATAATCTGAGTGAAGCTTAAGACACCTCTAATACTTGCGCCGGCTTTAATACCGCTAATAATACCGTCGTTCTGGGTCTGAGCGAGCTCGATACCAGAAGCGATAGCGCTATTATCTTCGCCGAGTACCTCGCTCTCGTTAAAGAAGCGTCTCAAGTGTATTACGTCGTCGTACGGTAGCGTTACTTCTCTACCGTCTCTCAACATGAAGCCACAGAAGAGAGAGCCGGTAGCGTCGCTCAGTATGTCGACGTGGGTAGCCGTAATAGGGTAAATAGCTCTGATATTGCCGCTCTCGTCTCGGTCGAGATAAGCGAAAGCGTTGTTATACAGAAAGAGCCGAGTCGTAAGCTTATAGAGAAAGTCGTAAGCGCTCATATAGCGGTTAGGTCTGGTCTGTAAGAGCCTATTAAGCTTACCGTCTGAGCTCTCTCGTCTCTCGCCGCCGTAGGTCACTACGTGCGAGCCTTTAAGCTTGCCGGCATTACGAGCGATAGCGTCTACCGCTTCTCTGAAAATGTCGTTACTGTAGGCGTCGCCGCCGTAGCTCGAGAAGCCGTATATAGACTCGTTTACGAGCTCGGTCGTCGTTCTGGGTCTGTTCTTCCTAAAAAGTCTATCTAAGATACTCAAGTTTTCACCTCGTTAAAATAGACTCGTGTCTTCTTTCGTCTTTACTCTCGGTACTGGGAAAGAAGAAGTAATATTACAGATTTCTTCATTGAGTACCGTAAAGCTTGCGATATTGTCGAGAGCGATATAGGTCGTAGCGTGCCGTATATCTTGGCTCTCGATAGCGAGAAAGCCGTCTATCTGTGGCGCTTGCCATTGTACCCGAGCGCCGTCGATACGTAAGCCGGTCTTCTGTACGATACTAAGTAATATGGGCTTATCCATAGCTACCGACTTACCTCTCTTTCTCACAAATAGCCTATTATCTCTATTACCGATTATACCACTAAGTCGGTATTATTGTCAATACCGTATTACCGTATTACTGGGTAAGACCAAAAATAAAAGCGCACCGGCTAAGACCGATACGCTCGTATTATCTGTATTAACTTATTACTTTACCTTGCTACCGATTGTAATACCTGTAGAGCCTGTACTTGAGACCACAGAAGAAGCATTACCGCCGGCGGTCTTCTTCTGGTAGCGATACTTATAGCTACTCGTCTCGGTCTCTCTGTAGAAGTTGTACTTCGGTAAGAAGTGATAGAAGAGAGTACCTTTAGAGCCGTTACGGTTTTTCAGTATCTTAAGCTCGATAGGTAGCTCGAGACCGTTAGAGCCGTCGGTATCCATTTTCTCTAAGAGCTCTCGTATTCTCATATCGTGGTCTTGCTTATTCTCGTATACGTCTACGAGCTCGCCGTCTTCGTTTTTGTACTTGTGCTTCTGGTAGTCCATGCCTTGATATTGCATAGCGAGAAGTATATCGCTCGAGTATTCGATACCGCTCGACTCTCTGAAAGAGCCCATACTCACAGACTCGAGATAGCTATTACGATTGAAAGCCGATATTACGAGTACTGGTATATGAAAGTCTCGAGAGATTACCTTAAGCCGAGTAACGTCGTAGTCTGTAAGAAGCCGCTTGTCTGTGGTCGTAGCTTCTGTACTGGGTTGTAGTATCTGTAGGTAGTCGAGCACTACGAGCGGTCTCTTGCCGGTCGCTCTGATATGTACGTCTACTACCTCTCGTACCTTGTCTACGTCGACGTCGTTCTCACCGACGAAGATACGAGTATTTTCGCTGAGCTTCTGGGTCTGAGCGAGAGCTTCGATAAAAAGCTTACCTTGCTCGTCTGTGCCTTGCCCGAAAGCGATACCGCCGACTCTACCGCTAAGTATATCTCGAGTAGTGAGCCGGTACGCT